GTCTCGCGTTCACCTGTTCTGGCATTGTATCAAGGAGACTCCTTAGTGCTATTGATAGAACTATTGGACAACGGTTTAACTTGTGACAGACGCTGCTCTTTTAACACAGCCTCATGACCCTTTGCTATAATGTAAGCAACAGAACCAGTCGCCACATGGCAGGCTTTGGAAACCTGTTCGAGTGTGAGCCCGCGTTCCCTTAGGATGTACGCCTGCCTGCATACCTCGGGCGTATGTTTGGTGATGCGATCATCATAGTCGTCATCTGGGTCGACAACGGGAGATCCGTCCTCGGTTGTCTGTGTTCCGATTGGGTAGGACATCCAGCCGGCTTTGATTGCCTTCTTGAATAGGCTTGGCGCTTCACTGAGTAGCTTGATTCGTTCTAGGTCGTATGGTGCTTTCATGTGTTAAAAGGTAGGTGATGGGTCAGTGAACCGGCAGAACTGGCCGTCGTACCAAAGCGGCACCAAGCCACACTCACCGTCTCGTTGTTTGGCGATAGCAATCACTGCCTCGCCTTGCGGTTGGTTGCGCTCCCTGTTGAGCAATAGGACTAGATCAGCGTCCCTCTCAATCTGCCCAGAGTCCGCTAGGTCAGTGAGGCGAGGCACTCGGCCTTTGTCCTTCTCGTTCTCCCGGTTGAGTTGAGCCAGGGCAACTACGGCTGTCTTGGTATCGGAAGCCACGGCCTTGAGTTTGCCGGATACCTCGGCGATCTCGTATGTCTTTTTCTCTGCTGCCTTGGATCCGTGGATCTTCTGGAGGTAGTCGATCAACACCAGCTTCACCTTCCATTTGCTAACAGCTCGCCGGATCACCGCGGTGATGGTGGCGATGCCTGAGATGCCGGAACCGGAGACAAAGTAAATCGGGCTGCCTGCGATCTTGGCGGTGGCTGCACCCATGGCGCGCATACCGCCTTCATTCAAGTCACCCGTCTTGATGTCCTGCATTGGGATGGATCCGATGGTCGAGACCATTCGCCGCATGATAGACTCGTCGGACATCTCCAGCGAGATAAACAAAGTCGGCACCCGGTGTTCGACTGCCGCTGCCTTGGCAATAGCAATGGCGATGGCTGTCTTTCCGATGGAAGGCCTGGCAGCAATGATGGCCAGCTCACCGAACTGGAAACCATCGGTCATGGCATCGAGTTTGTGGAAGCCCGAGGTGATGCCGGAGAGGTGGCCTTTCCGGGCAAACCGTTCCTGGGTGGCGTCGATGAACCTACCTGCAACCGATTTGGAGGATTGCACCTCTTCCTTGGAGGCCTCAACGGTGAGCCCTGCTTCGGCATTAGAGACGATTTGATCGACGGATAGGGTGGAGACAGCGGAGTCACGGATTAAACGGTCCCCGGTGGATCGTAGCTGCCTCCGGAGGTGAGCCTCTAGGACAGCTCTTAAGAACTCGGGATAGTTGGCCGGGCTGGGGCACATCTCGTCGCACTTGTTCAGAGCCTCGAAAGGCACCGGAGTTTGGCCCATGGAGCGCTTCCACTCCTTCACCACGGTGGTCATGTTGACCGGATCGCTCTTGGCAACGAGGCCTTTGATGATTTCGAACACATGGTACAGATCGGCGTCCTGAAGAGCATCGGTGGGGATCTTGGCGAATACCTCGTGGCAAACATCGGATCCACCGGAGAGACAGGCGCCGATAAGGCCGAACTCGTCGTCCTGGGCAAAGTAGGGGTCGCTCATTGGTAGTCGGCAATGTTGGGTGAGAAGGTGCCGGCCGCACGGGACTCACCGATACCAGGAAGAAGACCGCTTCTAACCTTGTCGACCTCGCCGTTCCAGTTATTCAACAAGGTCATCAGCTCACGGCGAAGGTATGGGTCGTTCGACTGGTAGCGTGCTTCTAAGGCAACCAAGTCTTCCTCCGGGGTGTTGAAGTCGAAGATCTCCTTCAAAGCCTTGATCTCCTTGGTGCTCCATTGTGTGGTAGGTCTACGGCGAACCATAGCACCGACTCGTAGACGGAAGGCTTCAAGCTCAGGCGAAAGGTCACGCGTGACGACTCCTTCCTTTCCTTCCCTTCCCTTCCCTTCCTTAGTGCACGCGTGGTCCTCGCGTGGCTCACGCGTGGCTGACGCGTCGAATTCCTCGGTGTTTATTGGTGTTTCCTCAATGTTTCCCTCTGGATCCGGTAAAACCGATTCCGATTCCCGGTTGTTGATCACCTGGTGCTTTAGGAAGCTCGGAATGCATCCAAAGCACGCGTCACCCACGCGATACTTGAGAACGAAAGCACGCGTGGCCAACGCGTCGAGCACGCGTGAAAAGTCGACGCCATCGTAGGGCAGTACCTGCACACCGATGCGCCTGGGCTCCCACTTAAAACGGCCTTCCCGGTCAGCAATGCACCAGAGGCCAGCAAAGGCCACGCGGAGCGGTAGCTTGGTTTCCAGCTCGGCCTCGAACAGCCCCTCGTGGTGGAAGAACTCGGGCTTGATTGTGCGGATTCTCATTTGTTTGAGCCTCGTTGTTTTCTGGCTTCGACAACCTGTTTCGAAAGATCAGTTATCCATTTTTTGTCAATCAGACCGAAACTAGCTGCATCACGAAGCACATTCAGCGCTTCAGGAATAGGCCATTCTGCACAGTGTGCTGCGCCGCAAAACTCAAACAGTACACCATCGTCGGGTACGCCTCCGTTGCTTAGGTTTGATAACTGCCTAGTTATTTCTGCAATCACGGCGTTTTCAAAAACGGTGCACACAATGTTAGAATAGCTTGCTGGTTCATCTACTGATTTATAGCAATCAAAACAAAGTGTTACCATGGTGTTTCGATTGTATTCCCATGGATCCCTTTTGCTGACGTAGTAGCAATGGTGAACGTGGAGTTGTTTGGTGGTTTCACCGCAGCAAATGCAGGTAAAATTGTCACGTTCTAAGACTTTCAACCTAGTCTTCTGCCACCGCGGATCTTGGAGTTTTTCGAAGTATGTCATGATTCAAACGGAAAACCCCACCCAGACCGTGCTAGGAACTCGCGCAGAACCAACGCGACGTGTCACGGAAAGGGTGGGGAAAAGTTTGTTGAGCATGGGTCCTGATTGTAGTGTCGTCGTTTGCTTCCTAGGGCTCACGTCGACGGCCTCTCTCTATCTGCCGGCCTTGTATCTGTCCACGTCTTAGTACGCCGGAATCAGAATATCCGCCACCGCCTGCGTGAGCCTCACATCCTGCAGACAGTAGTCGATGGCCGCCTGGTGGTCGGTATTCCACAACAGGCTGAAGTCGGCGCCATTGCCTGCCTTCTCACCGAGGCCCAAATGCCGGCAGATGGACGCCAGGCTGCCATGGGCCCTGCTGTCTCCGAGCTGCCACACCTCGCGCAGGTCGACCACCAGGTCGTTCCAGTACCGGCCTTGGCGCAACCAGTAGGGCGGGGCAATGCGGTGGCGCCAGGAGCGCTTGATAAGGAACGGCAGGTCGAAGGCCTTGATGTTGAAGCCGATGAGTCTTGGGGTCCTTTCGTAGTAGTTCAGCAGCGCCCACCATTGCCGGAGCATGGCGGCCTCGCCATCGGCTTCTGCCGACAGCACCGCGGTCTCCTGATAGTCCTTGCGGTATCCGATGCACAGGATCTGCCCCGAGAGAGCGTCCAAGGCTGCGTTCTTAATGTAGTCCGCGGCGTGATTCTCCTCGGCCTTCTGGATCTTTTCTGCGATCAGGTCCGGGTTTTTGATGTTGCCCAGCTTCACGTCGGCCGGATTGAATGGCGGGATGTTGAGCTGGTCGACCGGCAGCGGCCCGGTCTCGATGTCGAAGATGATTGTTGGATTGGCTGGCATATTGCAAAAATAGGTTGAGTTAGTAGTTGTGCGCGTTTGTCCCGATGCGCGCCCCCGGTTACCCACGAGTCCCAGCAGCAACAGGCTGCCGGAAAGTGTATTATGTGTGTTTACCGCAATGGATGCACGTCTTGTAGTGGCGTGGCTTCTTAGGCAATGGCTCGACTTCCAGCCATTCGCAGATTTCACGGTAGCTCTTCCAGCCGAATGACCAGACAGCGCCCGGGTACAGATGGCCGGACTTGTAGAGGGCCATGGCTTCGTCCTTGGTGTGGATGCAGAGGTCTTCCAGAACTCGGAAGGTACGGTTGGAGAACGGGAAGCCCCATAGGGCCGTGATCTCTTCCATCTCCTTGGCCGAGGCAATGATCTGATGGATCCGTTGGCGCGACAGGTTCAGCTTGTTGCCGATCTCCTGCAGGGTCATGCCCTCGGAGCGCATTTGGACTACCTGGGGAACCATCGGTGCCACCTTCATGTAGACCTTCTTGGGCTTGGCCTCAGAAAGGGATGTCATCTAAAGGGATCTCCTTGTTGGCCTTGATCTCTTCGAGGCGGGCGTTGACCGCGGCAATGAGGCGCTTGTCCTCGGCCGTGATGTCCTTGTTGGCCATAGCCTTCGGCATCCACACCTCGGCCAGGCCGTTGACGGCCGACTCGGTGAGGTCGGAGATGGCCGTCCCTTTGAACTTGCCGACGTGCACCTGCACCTTGCTCAGGTCGAGCTTGGCGGGCGCCTGGGGCTGCCCCTGCTCGTCCTTAGGCGGCCTGTCCTCAAGGCGTACCCACAGGCCCGACGGCTTAAGTGGCTCACCGACCTTGTGGGGCATGATGAGTTTGATGTTGGCGAATGTCTTGGTGCCGTCCTGGCTCTTCTCATGGACGATCACCACGGTGGCCGGTCGGCCGATGAGGTTGTCGAGGTTGAGGCTGGTGGTGTCCTCCGCGGTAAGGGCTCGGCCATACCAGTCCTTAAGGAACCGGGTCAGGCCTGCCTTCTCGTGTAGGCTGGCGGTCATTGGGGCTGTCATAACCACCCAGGGCTGTACCGGGTTGCGGGTCTTGTCGATTAGGTCCAGCTCGAATGCGATCTTGAACTTTTGCTTGGTGCCATACTGCGTTTCGTAGGCCTTGAGGGGCGTGATGTCGACGCATACCGCTCGGCCTGTGTATTCCGGGCACGGCTCGAAGTTGCCGCCGCCCTTGTTGCTTGTGACTGTGATTCCCATGTGTTGCTGTGTTGTCGTTGTTGTTGTGTTATTTCGAGGCCTGCTTTTCGACCTCGGAAAGTTGCTTTGCCATCCGTGTGTATTGGCTCCAGTACTCGGGCCAGGTGGCCTTGATGCGGTTGAGGTTCTGCTGGTCGGCCACCAAGGCAGCGGCGCCCAGTTTCCGCACAAAGCTGCCTCCGTATTCCATCATTGTCTCAATCGTTTTCTTGTCGGTCACTTGGTTGCCTTTCCGCGTTTGCGTGTCCAGTAGGACGTGTATTCCACCTTTTTGGCCTTGGTTGCTGCCACGATCTCGGAGATCTCGCCTTTCCGGAACCGATAGTGGCCGTTGCCTTCCCTCTGAATCTCTTTTGCGGTTCTCATTGGATGATGAAGTCGAAGTTGGTTTTCCAAGTGTCGCCGAGGCGGTTGAATGTATCGGCCTTGATCTTCCAAGTCCTAGGGTCACGGGTGGCGCCGGTGTGTCGGCATCGAATGCGAATGTCGATGTCCTGAATGGCGATGTTACGCAAACGGTGGTCTGGCGGTAGTTCGTGTAGGTGTTTGATGCTCATGGCTTTATCGTCCCTCCAACCATTTCTTGAGGTCGTCCAACTCGTTCACTTTGACTTCGAGTTCTTTGATCCGCTTGTTCGCTCCAGCCAGTTGCCTCTCTAGCTGACGGGCGAAGCCAGCCTTCACGAAGTGCTGGAACGCCACGGTGACAACCGGCTGTCGGTCTGTGCGCGGGGTTTTGCTTCCGACCATTTTGTTGGCGTTAACAAGATGGCTCACTGCTTCTCCTTCTTGATTTTGAACCACTCACCATGCGCGTCACTGATCCTGACTTTACCAGTTTTCGTGACGTAGATTTGCAGCAAGTTCCCGCGTTTATGCTTCGGTGTTTCAAGACACAGAACCACCCAGCCTTTCTTTGAATCAGAGAAGCAGCGTTCGATTCTGACCGCACCCCAATCGAACCCGTATTTTGTCTCAGCGTAGTGGATGGCGCTCACGGCCTCACCTCCTTCTCATTCCACAGCAGCAGATCGGCACGGAGAGCGTCGTTCTCCTGCTCTAGTTGTTTCACTCGATCCTCCAGCTTGCGAGCGTCGATTGCGATTGCGCGGAGTTCGTTTCGATCTGGAGGTAGATCCAAAACTGGAATCATCCTCAGTATTCGTTCTTCAAGTGTCACAGCTTGGCCTCCTTGGCTTTGTTTCTATTTTGATTGATGAAGCTAATTGGATTTGCTGAAAGCGTCTGCTTACCGCAATGGATGCATTTCCATTTTCTTTTAACATTGAATGCAACGTCCCAGTGAGAATGTGAGCCATGGAAACTGTCGTTTAGCGGTTGCCAATAATGAGAACACGCAATTCCAAGAAACCGTTTGAGTATCTTTCCAATACAATTCATTGCGCTCACAGCTTGGCCTCCTTGGCTT